CTATGCTGTTTTTTTGGTACTACTACTTATTAGAAGCGTGAGACTTTGCGTGGGGAACGTGAAAAACTATATACCCTCCCCCCGATTCATGAAAGTCGGGAAGAGTCTGCATGACAGAAGATCATGTTGCATGAGAAATCTATGAAAGTCGCGAAGAGTCTGCATGACAGTTGTTCATGGAAATCACAAACCGAAAGTAAAAACTCTTTTTGTTTTGTTTTTGTTTTGGTGAAGTTGTAAAATAGTTTCCGATTTGACTTTAAAGTTTGCAATTATTCCTCATCGATATCCTCCAATGCATCGAATCTCCCAGATCTGATTCTAAGTTTTGGTTTGATTTCTGTCCAGACTGCTTTGTTTTCATTGATTGCCTTTCTCGCTTCCAAACGACGACGATTGATCATGTTGGCAATCTCAATCCAAGGTTGAATCTCCTCGCGATTAATGTAAATCTGTCGGAAGACACGCTGAGTATGGGCAACCCACTCTGCATCGGGCATTGCAACGAGGCGATCAAAGTATGCTTGTTGGATTTCTAATTGAATCTTTTGTTTCCTTAGATCTTCCTCGTACATGATGTTGCCCCAATGTTCATAACGTCCAACTCCACTCTGCAATAATGGAATCAAATATGAACGTAGTTTGCGTATCTCTGCACGCTTATCAAGAAGAACTCTCCACTTTCTGGAAACGATCTTCGCGAACTTCTCAAGAACATGAACTACCCGGTCAACCTTTTCGTCCATGATCTTCTTTCGTTGAAGTGCCCCCCTGGACACCCATTGACTACGCATGAATCCACGAATTGTGGTATCCAAGACGTATCCTAATTTTCGCATTGTGACGCTGTAGGGAATTAGTTGAATCATTTTTTAATTATAACCTCACACAGTATATCGTATGTAGGACTTGGGATGAGTTTCATTGGTCCGATCAAATCCATTTTGGACGATTTCATGGTGGTGGAAAATGGATTTGATTTAGTCAGAAATCTGGATGGTAAGTCCTACACGTAACACTGAGGCAACCATTGGTTGAAAACGAACACATAAATACTAAAGAACTAAAGACAAGATGCCAAGAAGAAATGCAGATTGTAATCCTCTTGAACTCGCATATGCATTATTAATTAAACTACCAGGTGTAGATCCAAAGACAATCGAAGAATGTCCTTCATGGTTACATTGTCCAAAGTTTACACAATTTAGGGAAAACCTCTTGAGACAAGGGAATCTACAACCACTAATAAATCGATTCAATGCATTACGCTCTCCTGAATGGGAGAATTGTACACGTGTAATTGCTCTGGAAAAGACACGGTTTGACCATTCTTCATTAGTAGGAGTTGATCGAAAGACTGCAAAGGGAGATATATGGTTGGAGATGGAAGATGGAAGATTAATGGGCATCTCAGTAAAAGCAACAACCAACGCTACAAAAACAAACTTCAGCGTGGAGAGCATGATGCAAAAGGATACAGGTAATCGTGTTAAGAGAATTCGTAAAGAGTTTCTTGTTGAGAATGGATTTCCTAAACATTTGAATGAGAATCGACATCAAGTCAATGCACTATTTTATGATCGTAATAATCCATACTTTAGTGTAATCCGCGAGGTCATTGCATCAGATGAAAACATTGCAAATCAACTAATGAAACATCTCTTCTGTCTAGAGTGTCCTGTGAAGATTTGGGAATTTGATGGAGTCTCACTTAAACAACTAGGTCCTGATTCTGCAAGGTTTGTATCCTTTACAGAAGATGAGAGTCTTTACACAGGTTCATGTGCAAAGATGTTTTACAGACTCGAAGTAGAAGAGGGAGGAGTCAATAAGAACTACCGTGTTGAGATTCGCGGTAAGGGAAATCTTCATACAGGTTCTATGCAGTTTCAAGTTCACGATTCACATCTCGCTTAACTTCAAAATGGATATTCACCTCTTTAATACAACTCTTTTTACATGCCTTTCAAGTTTGTAGACCTTTTCTGTGGAATGGGTGGATTTCATCGCGCACTTGAAAAGTTAGGAGGAGAATGTGTACTTGCATCCGATATTGATAAGAACTGTCAAGATTCATATGAATGTAACTTTGGAATGAGACCCTTTGGAGATATCTATCAATTGAATACAGAAGACATTCCTGATCATGATGTTCTTTGCGGTGGATTTCCATGTCAACCGTTCTCAAACGCAGGTCGCAGAGGTGCACTTGAAGATACACGAGGAACACTCTTCTACCAAATTGCAAGAATTGTAGAAGCAAAGACACCACGATACTTACTACTTGAAAACGTCAAGCATATTCTCAAGGTTCAGAAAGGTGCTGTCTTTGAAACAATTCTAAAAGTCTTTGATGATCTTGGATACGATATGAAGCATGTAGTTCTAAGTCCACACATGTTTGGAGTTCCGCAGAAACGTGAACGTGTCTATTTCATGGGAGTCCGAAAGGATATCGGTTCAATTACGCTTCCACCTGAACCTGTCAAGGAAAAGGTCGTCATCTTAGACAAAAAGGTTGAAACAAAATACAATATCAAACCTGAATTCAAACAAGTCTGCAACGCATGGGATGAAATGATTCCAGTTCTAGCAGGAACTGCACTTGGTGTTCCAATCATTCTTGAGTATTTCAAAGAAGATCCAGATGCTCCAGGAATTGCAAAGTGGAAACAGACCTACATCACTAAGAACAAGAAACTCTATGAAGCACATAAACCTATTTGGGATGCATGGATGGAAAAACACAAGGAGATTCTTGAAAAACGCAAGGTCTATGCGAAACTTGAATGGCAAGCAGGAGTCATGAAACCAACAGATACCGTACTTGATAATCACTACATTCAATTAAGACAGTCTGGAATCAGAGTTAAGAATGCAACAGACTTTCCAACATTAGTTGCAATTGTTCAAACTTCAATTGTAGGATCCAAAGCAAGATATATTACACCTCGTGAATGTGCTCGTCTTCAGAGTTTCCCAGAAGATCATGTTCTTCCAGAAAAAGATGCAATTGCCTATCGTCAATTAGGAAATTCAGTGAATGTCAATGTAGTTGAACACGTTGCAAGACATTTGTTAAAACAGATTTAAGTTTGCCAAACAACTAATCCTCAAACACAATGGCATACTTGAACAAATCAATTTCAATTACTTTGTTAGACAAACTCATTCAGTTGAGTGTACCATTTGATGATGATTCACTCAAACGTATTCATGACATTTTACCTCAAAATCATTGGACGGAAATTAAACCAATTTATGTTTCGTTAGTGGATGCATTCATTCTCTTTGAAAAAGTAATTCAAGGAACAGAGTTCTTATCTTCTAAACGTGATCGATTCGTAGGACATTTATGTGGATATGGGTATGGAACCTATGATGAACTCACTAGTGCTTTGTCAGAACATACGCTCGGTTAATTCCAGTCAACTCTGCGGTGATGTGAAACAATACACCTGCAAGGAAAATAGTGATCCACTTGGAGAATCCCGCTTTTTCAGCAACCCAGAAGACAGGCAACAAGAATAATCCAACAAGAATTGCTTCAAGGATAAAGTTCATTTAGTCTTTAAAATGGAATTGTTTTTTTGACGATGATGGAAAGTATATAGAATGGACCAAACTGTTTCTAAAGCATTAACTGAACTCAACTTTCCCGATATGAAGTATGAAATAACAGAAGAATCTAATCGATGGTTAATACGATTGACGCAAACTGAAGAAGTTGAAATATTACTTGAATTGATGTTGCAAGATGGTGGGTGGATAGGATCTGTACTAGAGCATACAGGTATGAAACATTCTACTAAAGCGTTGATTATGAATACATTGATGAAGCATCTAGAGGTTGATTAAAAATCACACTTGAAATCAATGAAGCGTATCACGTATAGTGTGGTCGTAGATCCCGATGTGGATTTTTCTTTGAAAGACTTTGAAACAGATGTAGCAATTTGCCTTGCAGATCCAAATGGATGGGAATCTAAAGGGTATCGTTTTTTTCAAGTGAAGAGAAATCCACAAGTCGTGATTCATCTTTCATCAAAAGCAGGTCTTCGCAAGGCAGGATGTGATGACACCTTGTCTTGTGCAGAGTTAGGAGGTAAGCAAATGCGTATTAATGTAGAGAATTGGAAACATGGTTCTGCAAAGAGTGGTCAAGATTTGAATGGATACCGTCAGTATGTTATCTCACACGAAATGGGACATATCCTTGGTCAAGACCACGTAAAATGCCCTGGGAAGGGTCATCCGGCACCGATAATGATCCAACAGACCTTAGGACTTCACGGGTGCCTTCCGAATACAAACGTGTAGTGGGTTCCTCTTTTCGGAAACTTGTTTTAGGATTCATCAAGATCCAAGCAACAAAAAGAATAAGTATGCAAACGACTATCAACTTGATCATTATACTTAGTGGTTTAGTTGGTGATTTAGTTGCTGTATGCCAAACCTCCCATTCCAGACATTACTCGGAAGATGTTGTAGTTCACTGCATACATTCTGAAGTTGAAGGGTGTTGACTTAGTTGGTTTTGCAACACCTGATGATGTAACGCTATCAAACACAAGGGTGGTTGTGTCAATTCGTGAGAAGTTACAGGTTCCAGATGGTTGATGTTCCTCGGGTTGGAGTGCAAAGGAATACACGTTGATTGGATTACTGTGAGGAGCATAGTTCACATTTGGGATTGTAAACGTAACAGTTTGTCCACTAGCGGTATTCTGTATAGCAGATTCACTGAGTTGATAGGTTCCAGTAAGACCATTACCGGTTCCAAAGGCAGAAATGACTGTTCCTGGAGATAAGTAAGTTGCAAGGGTTACAAGTGTACCTTCGTTGATATAGTTACCACCACTTGGTGTGCTGGTAACATTCAATATATCACCGGTGATATCACATGTTGCAGTAAATGTAGTAACAGTCTGTGCAATAACCTGTGAGCGCGTTGGCCAGAAAGCACCACCTGTATGATGTTGATAAGGTTGAACCTTCCAGAAATAGTCACCATATCTCTCATCAAATCGGTCCTGACCGTTGATTTGCAGACGAGCACGGTTCACAATATCATCATAACTGAATGGTTGAGTGAATCCCATGTTCTTGGTCAAGTCAGATCCGCAATCAGTCTTGCGTGCATCTTGGAAGACCCACACCAATTCCTTGACAGGGTGATTCAACGTCAAGTCAATACGAGCACTTGATGTTGTGAGTGTCTGTTGAAGTCCGAACTGGAGTTGGTCAATCAAATACTCGTGGGATTGTTGAGCAAATCGGCGACGCTCATCCACATCTAGGTAGACATAGTCAACGTAGAGAGACATGTCCTTCAATTGAGGTAGAGAGGCTGCTGCACTTGAAACTGTTCCTGCACTTCCTGGAGTTCCAGATACCAAATCAGTTGCAGCAGATAATGTAACATTGATGCGGACCTCGTGGTATTGGAGGGCAATCAATGGCAATGCAAGACCTGGATTTCTGCAGAACCAGAATTGAAGAGGGATGTAGAGGATTGCTGGGCGACCACCGCAAGAAACTGCAGATGTCTCAGTGCCACCAAGGTATCCACCAAGCATGCTGTCCAACTTCACGGAGTTGTCAAAATTGGATGTCAAGTTCTCCCATAAGAACAACCATTCACCGTAATGAGTATCAATGATCTGTCCGCCAATCTCTACCTCAATCTTTTTAAGGAGTTGGTAACCAAGACGACGTTCATATGCAGAAGTCCATTTGACGTCTGCAGTGACTGTGTCTGGTAGTTGGACCTCTAAATAGGTCTTGTACATCAAGTCCGCATTGCGGTTGATGACGGCAACCACACGTTGACCATACTGAGGGGCGCCCGTGAAGTTCACACGGAACGCCTCCATGGCAAAGTTTGTATGACGCTTGTAGAGAACCTTCCAGAAGGTAATGTGAGGATTTCCAGTGATATATGCATCCTGAGCACCGTAAGCAACGAGTTGTAGAAGACCACCGCCCATTATGTTTATTCTTTGCGAGGATATATTCTTCTGAGTTTGACACAATGGCACGACTCAATCAAACAAGAAGGTTCTGCAAATGTATTAAGAAAGTTAAGCAAACATTTAACAATGAAAAAGGACCTATTGCGGTTTGTGTGAAATCAGTTTTGTGGACACAAGGACGAACACTCAAACGATTCAAATGTGGACGAAAAGCGAGAGTCATTACCCAGAAGAGAAAGTAACTCCAAGTCCTTCAAGCGCTTGTTTTGCAGCAAGTTGTTCTGCTTTCTTACGTGTGCTTCCTTCTCCAAACTGTTTCATAGTTCCATTGTTATACACAACTTCTACAGAAATGAGTTGATTAGGAGATGCAATCATAGTATACGTAGGAGTTGCTCCAAACTCACGCTGACAATACTTCTGAAAGATATCCTTGTAGTTGGTGATAGTAGTGACAACATCCTGAATGTCCAAATAGGCTTCCAGAACGTTGGTGACGAATGAATAGACAATATTGAATCGGTTTCCGCAATCCGTCCATAACGCGCCAATAAAAGCTTCAAATATGTCTCCCAGTTTTTGTATGTTTCGTCGTCCATTAATGGCAACAGACTCCTCGTTGTGCCTAGAAATGACATAGAATGTATCCAGTCCAACTTTCTGACATAATGCTCCGATTCGCTCGTTGTTAACAAGTTCCTTGCGAGCGTCTGTGAGAAAACCCTGCTTCTTGTCAGGGTATTTTCGTCGTAGATAGGTTGCAACACAGACTCCGAGGACTGAGTCTCCTTCAAACTCGAGGCATTCGTAAGATTCATCTTGGAGGGGCATGACACCAGAGGGACACGGAGCAAGAGACGCCGGTCGTCCATCGGGTGTAGTATATTCAGATCGTTTGACATAGGTTGTATGAACCATTGAGGTTTGGAAGATTCTTGCATTTGAAACCCGGTAATGAGGCAGACCATGGCGATGTAGAATACGATGGATATCCTTCTCTGTGAAGAATCGGTTACGTGCATTGTAAGGTGAGTAGACATCTGTCATTTATTACTTGTAGTTTTAGTCAATCTTTTATCCGTTTTTCTACACAATGGGAAGCGCTCAGTCTATGATGTATACTGAAGAACCAGATCCTTTGCCAAAACAAGAATCCGCTAAACTGATTGAACTCTCAAACGTTCGGTATAACACTCCATGGAAACGTGATATGGCAGTCGGACTTGTATTTTTCAATCCAGCAAAGTCCAAGCGTATGCTTATGAACTACTTCTATACAGTTGAAAAACTCAAACTCGCAAAGATACCGTATTACACTCTTGAACTTGTGTTTGATAAACAAGAACCTGAAATTTCTGACGCGTTTCATGTGTGGAGCAAATCAATTCTCTTTCACAAGGAAAATTTGTGTACCATTCTTGAATCTAGGATTCCGTGGTGGTTTTCTAAGGTTCTGTTCTTAGATGCCGATCTTGTGTTTGGAAATCCAGACTGGTATTCTGAAGTGTCGGATGCCCTCAATAAAAATGATGTAGTTCAACCGTTTACTTCTGCAGTGTGGATGGACATCACGTATACAAAGATTATGCAAGAACGATCATCTGTTCTGTACATGAATCGCAAAGAAAACTTTGATCATAAGTTTCATCCAGGTTTTGCGTGGGCGTTCCGTCGCAGATGGTTTCGCAAAGTAGGATTCTTTGAATATGGAATCACAGGAAGTGGAGATACACTTTCTGCAGCAGCATGGTTAGATGTCAAGTTTCCACCTACGTATCTCAAACCTGCATTGGTTCCTGCATTCAAAGAGTTTTCTGAACTTCCAAAACCTCGCATCGCATGTATATCGGGAGCAATCTATCATTTATGGCATGGAACTCATCTGAACCGCAGATATGTCGACCGACACGTAATCTTAGATGGAATCCGAGATGTGCGAACTATCCTTCGTCCTAACTGGCAAGGTGTACTAGAATTTAGTATTCGTGGGATCTCTGAAAAATTGCACGCCTACTTCCTTCAGCGCGAAGACGATGGGATTTAAAAATATTGTGTTGTTGAGTATCATATCATATTGATGGTGAAACCCCTGTATACTCTGGCTACCCGTCTCCTAAGCACGAATGGTTCGTTGGTGTGCACGATCACGCGTATCCAGAAAGGGTTTCTTCCCCATCAAAGTCTGGACCAAGCTAAACAACAACTCGCAGAAATTCAGCAGACTCTACGGGAAATTGAGGAAAGTCTTAAGGATGAATCTCAATCCCGTTTTGTAGCAACTTTAAGCTCAAAACCGTAATCAGTTTCCACCATCTTCTCATCTTGACGTTTAACAATTTCTTCCATTAACGCTTCACTTTGCTGAGGCACAAGTTCTTCTAAGTAACTTTTAAGTTCCTTCTTGGAGAGCGTCCAACCCTTTTTCCATTGGTTTGGACGTTTTACAGAAAAGACCATTCCTGAACTAGTCAATTTAATGCTTTCAGGGAGTTCCTCACGAGAGGTAGCATATAAAGCAGTCAGGTCTAATTCAACTGTTCGTCGTTCATCTCTAAGTTGATTTGCACGAGAGTTAACTTCATTCAGTTTTCGGGTAATATCCGCATATGCAGAGAGGATTGGTTTAAGGGCGTCCATACTATGGATTATACTATCTTAACTTAATAGTATTCCATTTTAAACAAGGAATGTCTTGGTTGGATGTTGAAGAAATTGAACGACTTCGTGTAGTGTATAACAAAGAACATCCAAAAGAATCACCAGTCCCTAAAGGAACTTCTGAAGAAATGTGGACTAATATTCAACATCGTCTTCAAGACCAATGTGCAACAGGATCTGCAGAATGTATTGTCACATCTCTTATGAAAAGACCTAAAGCACCTAAAGAATGGTCTGTGAATCGGTATGAATGGTTATCTTCTGATGACATTGACCGTGTTGAAAAGAACTTTACAAACTTGTTTCCAAGATACTTCTTCGTAGGTTGTATTCCAATTGACTTTGATATGAAATCTGAAATGAATGAATGTATTGTAAGTGCATTATGTTCCATGAATCTAGTAGATCTTTCTAAGAAATATGATCAAATTGGAATTGTATTCAATACAGATCCACATGATGGTCCAGGAGAACATTGGATTGCCTTGTTCTGTGATATTCGTCCTCAATTAGAGTATCCACGCATCACCTATTTTGATTCCTATGCACATCAACCTGAACCTGAAATCAAAAAGTTAATGCGACGATGGAAGTCTCAATGGGATGCAACAGGCAAATCTAAACCTATGAAGATGACCTTCAATGCAACACGTCATCAATTCAAGGATTCTGAATGTGGTATGTATTGTTTATACTTTCACCAAGCGTGTTTGATGGAAATCCCTATGAAAGAGCGAATTCCCGATGACGTAATCAATGGGTTCCGTGGTCTTTTGTTTAAAATTCCAAAAAACACATCCGAGTAGAAAGGTATGGAGACTGTACTTGCCCTTTCTCTTTTGGGACTTGTCGGATATGTAGCGTGGACTGAAACAACAGATCAAGAAGTAAAACCACTTTCAATTCCTAAACGATTATGTGATTACGTTGTGAGAGGAGGTATCTACGAAGAAGCGTCCACTGTAATTCAATCTGGACGACGATTATTAGAAGTTCACCTCTATGCAGATGAGAACGGAACTCCAATTGTTTCTAAAAATCCTTTGAATCAAGGATATGATTATGCATACGATTACTGGACGTTTGATTCAGTGTGTGTTGCTTTAATTCAAGCGTTTCCAAATCGTCTTCCATTTATTCTATCCATTGTTCCTCATACGACCAATTCAGTGACCTTGAACAAAGCAGCAGAGTGTTTGAAGACAACTGTTCATCGTCATTTGGTACCTACCGAATATACAACCTTGCAAAGTATGGAATTGGATTTACTTGCCGATAAATTGATCATTGTTTCAGGTGGAATTCAAGGAACTGAATTAGGAGACCTAGTCAATCTATCTTGGACTGATTCCAAATTACGTCGCCTCACATTTGGTCAAGCAGTACATCCACAGGACTATTCTGAACTAGTTGCATTTAATAGAAGTTCAATTACATTGGTAACCCCAGATCCTGTCTTTGGTAAAGAGGGAACTAATCCTGAAGTAGCAGTTGCGTATGGATGCCAATGGATTCTATTTGGAGACACGCCGGGGTTCGTTGAAAAATCGGCGGGACTACAATAACTTCTTCGCCTCTTAATAAAATGGCAAATAAGTGGTTGGCACATGTTAAGAAGACAATGAAGGCACATAAGGGAAAGAAGTTCGGCGACATCCTCAAGATGGCAAAGAAGACCTACAAGCAAAGCGGTGGTGGTGATGTCACACCTTCCGCTAGTTTGTCAAGTGGTCCTCTAGGAAATGCCGCAACTCTAGGTGGACGCAAGCGAACTCGCAGGTCACGGAAGGGTGGTAACATGTATTAAAATGGATTTCTCTGCGTCAGAATAATAGAGTCATATGGACGAACCACCTAAAACACGACAAGAAAAGAAGAAACGCCCTCGTGAAAAACGACCTGATGTGTATTCAGCAAAGCATGCACGTCTTACCATTCAGGCATTTACGAAACCCAAATTAAAGTAATCGAATATGAGAAACCCTATACGTCTTCGCATGGTCTCTGGATTTTGTTCGTCCTCCCCCAGAAAGTTTACGACACGTTTTTCCATGGTACGTCTTCTTGGAGCAACCGCTCCTGTAATACGCAAGATGCTGAGAAAATCCTTTGAAACTAGGCATTGAAGTTCCAGTTTCACGTGATAACACACTTAACAATCCGTGCATCCACTTCATATAAGACTTTCGTGAATCCAAATCAGGTTCATGATCTTTCAGATAAGTTTCAAATACTTTTTGAAGTTTTGGAAAAGGATAGACTTTACTCAATGCATGTAAAAAGGTCCGTTGAGTTGCCATTTGTTCAGATTCGGGTTGTTCAGGATAGTTTGCAGAGATGGATCCTAGAAAGTCGCCGCCTGGAACAGCAGTAGGTTTCAATGCAAGATAATGTCTTTTTACATCTTCAAAGTCTGGGTCAGGTCCAGGATCTAACACTGCAGGGTCATTTTTACATTGAGTTCTCAATTTATGATTCACTTGATTATGAAGGTCGTATAACCACTTACCTGGATTGCCACGAAGGGGGTGTTTATGAACAAACTCAGTTGTAGACTCCCTGCAAAACTTACAAGGAAGTACATCTTTCATCTGATTCAGGACGTCGTCGGGATGTTTAGAAGTAAACGCAATCAAATGAAATAATTGCCACGCACTGGGTCCCCAGAACCTAGTGTCCATTGTCTTTACGAAATAAAGTATGTGGTTCTTAATAAAAATGCTTGATACCAGGGACATTATCATTCTCACTGCGTCGTTCTATCTAGGTGGTGTTGTTGGAGAGTTCTTCAAGTCTCTCTCTGAGGACATCCTTACCCCAATGCTCGCCCCTGCTGCATCTGCAGGCAAGGGTGTTGGATCCTTCACTATCACAATGGGTGGAATCACTCTCAAGGTCGGCGAGGTCTTGGTTGCATTCGTCAACCTCGTAGTCTCCTTCGTCTTAGTCGTCTTTGCAATTGGAGTTCTCCGAACATACGTCCTTTCCCGAATCGGTGCAGGAAAGCATGGTGGAAATGTTCAATAAATCTGCTTCGTTCAATAAAAAACTAACAGTATAACAAATGGTTTGGTATAATCCTTTTACTTGGAATTCTGAGACTACCCCTTCAACCCCCGCTGTTTCCACTTTACCAGAACCTACTCAACCACCCATTGGCGCTCGTCGCAAGACCCGTCATGGACGCAAAGGTTCTAAACGCTACAACTCTAAGCGGTATCGAACCGGAAAGAAGTCCAACCGCTCCTAGGTTGTGGTCCAAACGTAGTTTCCAATCTCTTCTTAAGTTCTGCAGTTGAACCCTTAGAAATTTCATTGGTTCTCTTCCATTGTTGAAACATTCCATTAATCATTGAAGTCGATACGCTCTCTCCTACCTCACCAGCGGGAAGGGGTGTAACATATTCACGGATGAAACGGGCGATCGCGTCCGAGTCCTCCTGATACTCATTTGTGTAGACCAGAACCTTCTCTGGTGCAGGCAGTTTACGCCATCCATTACCTTCACGATAAAGCGAAACTAAATAGGCAAGGAAGCATGTTGCCCATTCTTCACTCATGACCTTTTGTTGAATTGTTTCATCCAATGGTTTGTGATGAGATTCTGTAGGATTTGCTACAAACTTGGATGGCCAATGAACAACACACAATCTACGCCAGGTACCTCCATCTGTAGCGCCAACCTTAGGTTTCTCATTGCAACTTAGAAACAACTGCGCTTGCATTTCAAACTCTGTGATATCCTTGTAGAGTCCACGATATGCCATCTTCTCACAAGATGCTAATTCCTTCATCAATCCTGTGTTAAGTGGAACTGCTTCATCAGGTTCCTGGGTTGTCACAAATCGTCTACCTTTCATGTGCAAGACTTCTGGGGCAGCAGCAGCAGACTTTGCACGACCTTGTGTGAGGAGTGAAATCGGAACTTTACCTGCGTAGTCTCCAAGAGAAAGACTCATCAAGTTTGTTAACATAGATTTACCATTTGAACCATCTCCTGTGAGAATATGAAATTTTTGAGCATCATTTCCACCTCTCAAACAGGTAGCAAGTCTTCGAACTAGATAGTTACGAACTGTTGGATCTGGTTGAACATCTCGAAGGAACTTGTCAATTTCTGCCCAACATTCATACGTTGTGTGTTCTCTATCTGGATCGTAGTTGATTTTGGTTGAGAAACTGATGTAATCTTCTGGTCTACCTTGACGAAACTCCATTGTTGCAGTATCAAACACTCCATTCGCAAAGGCAATCAAGTTCTTGTTCTCATCTAGTTTCTTTCCAAAATCTTCATCCAAGAAGAGAAGACGACTCATCTTCATCACATTCTCTGTGAACTTACAAGTCTTCAACTTTACCTGCATAGAGATGTACTTCATCTTTTCAGAATCACATTTACAAGACTCACAATTAGGATTCACACTCTTGCCTTCGCAAATACATGCACCTGCATTTTCTGCCATTTGAATCATCTGCTTTTCACCTTCCCTGAATTGTTTGCGAACATCTTCAGATAACAGTTTCAGAAGTGCTACACCATGATCGGTTTCACACCACTTATTCCCATCAAAGCGATACCAAGTATTGTTTCCATATCTTGCACACTTGAAGTTGTCTCGGAACATTGCATAGACAACTTGAGCAACATCATGTTCTGTTCCTGCATCTGCTGCTTCCTTGACCAATCGATTAACATTGGTTCTCTCAATCTCCTCATACTTGCTAAAGTTGTCTAACTTTGACCACTTTAGAAGGTTACGCAATTCAAGACGTGCACCATCCGATCGCCAACTGAATGAGTTCCACTTAGCAGAGATTTCACGGTCATTTGCTCGTGGATCTTGCTTACTGAACTCTAAGAACACGCTCTCAAGTTCAGGATGAATGTTCTTCAAGCAAATTCCAACATCAATCCAGTCCTTATATTCCTTGTATCTGGACTCTGCAAGGTTGAATACATGACGAGTCAAGTATTCTAGAATCTCTGGAGTCAATGACTGACGATACGCTGTATTGTCTGGTGAAGAACCACGAGAATTGATATCTCCACGAACTGCTTGACGTCCTCGTGTGGGTTGAAGAGCATTTCCTCCAGAGATCTTCATATCTTCTGCATTTTGAAATCTGTTCTTTAGTTCTTCAGTAGCATACTCAGTCATAGATGTTTCTTCAGAGGGTGCTGATCGAACAGTCATCTTCTTCAAAAGGTCAGGCGTAGTCATCAATGGAACATCGTTATCAATGCTCATTTCTCCAGATTCAGGGTCCCAATCTAAGATGTACTTGATCTGATAGGGTGTTCCTTCCTTCTTTTTAGAACCAAGCAAAGTCCAGTTGTTCGTGTGTGTCAATGGAGATGGATCATAGACTTTTCGCCAGTCTTCTGCAAGAGGTAGATCTGGGAAGAACTCATTCATTCGGTTCACCAAGTTCATTCGTATTCTCTCTTCTACAAAACGATTAGTCTTGATTGAAGGAATAACAAGATGAAGACCTGACTTAGATCGGTCTTTATCCTTGTAATACGTAGGTCTTGGTTTCTCACTTACAAAGATCTCAACTCCTTCTGGAACTTTGATGAACTTCTTCACTTCAGTCATGTAAGCGCTCGTGAATGCAACAACCTGTTCTTGTGTGTGAAGGTGATCGTCTTTCTCTCCGTCGTAGATAAAGTCCAAGTCAATTCGCATTGCTCCAATTCGTGTGCTTTTCTCAGTCATGTGAAGTGGACCATTGTCACGCAAGTATTCGCAATAGAGTTTGTAAAATTCCGGTATGTCTTCATCTTGAATGCACCAAGCACCCCCTGACATTCCGTTATGTGTTGTGTTTTCGCCCTTAGAAACTCGTCCATACCGTTTCTTATCTGAATCGGTCTCCTTTCCTGTGCCATTGAGAAAATCGTTTAACTTAGACTTCAACATCCTGTGATACTAAGGAAAGAGAAGTAGTTGGACCCTTGTCCATTTTGAACGCACGTTTCCTTACTGGGAAAAAATGGAAAGACTTATAATAAGGAAACCTAATCACAGTATGAAGTTTTGTACACAGTGTGATAATATGCTTTACAATATTGAAGAGCGAGATGGGTCAGCGTTCCTCAAATGTCGTCAATGTCCTTACGAAGAACCGATAACGGCAGAAAATCCAATAGTCTATGACCACGATTTAATGCAAGATACCTCAATTCAGTTCTCAATCAATCCATATTTGAAGCATGATCCTACGCTTCCAAGGTTCACAAATATGAAGTGTCCTAATATTACGTGCTCAACAAAAGGCAAAGAGTCTAACATTGTTGGCATCAAGTTGGACGCCAAAAATGTAGTTTGGATGTATCAGTGTGCAGTCTGTGATGCTACTTGGAAACAGGCAGCACGTGGTCCGTAGACGCCTTAAACAGGTGAACGAACTGCTCGATATGCTCCTGTTGCTCTAGTATCTACACGAGCCAATTGTCTCATTGGTGAATAGACACCTGATCCTAATGGAGCAACCAATGGAAGACCTCCAAGTTGTTGAGTCTTTCCTGAACTCAAAGTTCCTGATTGAGAAACAGTGGACAAACTTTTTGGATTATTGACATTACCGTATCCAGTGTATGGACGAACACTAGCATTGTTTTGAACTGTGGATGCACTAGATTTTACTACATAGGCTGCCTGACTTGCAAGTAACTGCGCATTCAATTGTGATTGAAGAGGAACAACTTGATCACTTGTCTGGATCTTGTTAGGGATCGCACCATTGCGATAGGACTGTGCAGCAGCCTGTATTTTGATAAAATTCGTATAATCGGATGCAGAGAGAGTCGGCATTTGTGATTAGATTAGGAAAATACGCCCACCTGTAAATCTAGGAGATTTCCATTCAGGAACTGCAAGTACACTACCTCGTCCAGTAAATTCAGCCTTTGCAAGAGTTCCAATATCGGATTTCAATGGGGCAACAAAGGTTCTTGACTTTTTCTCAGGATCTGAGGTGAAGGTTGCAGCAACACGAGCAAGACGAGTTACATCGGAAGGTTGAGCTGGAAGGACAGGCATTTATGTATTCCTGAGAATAGAAGGAGTTGTGCGACGTGTAGAAGGAGTTGTGCGACGTGTAGAAGGAGTTGTGCGACGTAAAACGGACAAAAGAAGTTCAACACAAGAGGTAAGTATGGAGCTACACCCTGAAGTTAAACCAGTTTTCCGAAATGAAGTGTTAGAAATGGGAAAACAAACAAGAATTACACGTCCGTATTTCACAAAATATGAATATACGACATTGATTGCTACACGAGCACAGCAACTCGCAGAAGGCGCTAAACCTTTGGTGGATCTAAAAGGACTCAAAACATCCGACCCCATGTTTCTGTGGACGGTTGCTAAGATGGAAATTGCAGAAAGAAAGTTACCGTATATTATTCGGCGACAACTCCCGAACAATACATCTGAATTCTGGAGTGTTCAAGAACTTGAAACTATTTGGTGATTACTTCATTGCAGTTGCAACAACTAATGCTAAAGTCATAAAGATTAATCCTTCATTCCATCCGTGGGCAGCAGTAAATAATCCTCCTCCAAACATATCTGCAAAACCACCACCGACGGTATGAATTAACGCAATGACTACGATGATGATTAATAACCACTTTTTGAATGGACTCATTGCTTATTCACCTGAAAGTTTTGCCAAATCTTCGGCAGAGGGGGGAAACAATAATAAAGGTGGACCTTGTTCGGGTGGATTCATCATTTGAGGGGGGTCGTGGGTAAGGATCTTCATTGCCATGGACAAATCAATGGATTCAGAGGGAGTGAAACGAGAATTGACTTTTGCAATGTCCGAGTCAATTTTCTGTTGAAGACGGTTAGGAACAAAGGTAATATATACAAACGCCAAGACGATCGCAATCATCAGAAGAATTAAGAGCCACTGTTTGGGAAACTTCATTGTTCTTCGGGCAGATAAGAAAAACGGAAACTAGGGAGTCAAGACAAGAAGAGGTACAATGGATTTCCCAATACCGATTAGATGTTATACATGCAATCTCCCCCTTGCTGGCAAATGGAAGACGTTTCTTGCACTTGTTTCCAAATATCGCAAGCAAGATGGACGTTCTGAAAAAGATGAATTAGTATATCTTACGAAGACCACTACCGTCACTGCCGAAGGTAGGGCGATGAACGATTTGGGTCTTACTCGTGAATGCTGTCGTAGGCACATGTTTACCCATCCTGGTGTATAAACACTTATCGCAATACGACTCATTCTTCGAAAACTCAGAGCAAGTGTCTTCTGGACACAACCAGAGTTTAGGAATTCGGATCCTCAGTTTCACCCCCTCCATTCTTTTTTTACCTAGAAGATAAGAGTAAATGTCCTCCTATAGTGAATATCTTGGACGCATGAAACAACGAATGGTGACCATTACGGATACACGACCTCATCGTGATGCAGGTCATCAAACAGAGATTGTCAGACGTCTTGCGGCGTCTGGTAACTTGGAAACACGTGTTGCTTCTACTGCATGTGCACTTGTATTGAATGCTCCTTCTACACGAGGATCTGCAGGATACCTTCATGGAGGTGGACATACAGTTCAAGATGCACCTATGTATGCAGAGTTTACAGCAGGTCAAGCGGTAGCACAAGCGGAGTCCCGTGCAAACGCTAAGGCGTCACAAATCACAAATACTATGCCTTGCTTATCTTCAACTCAACTCCCAGAAATAAACGATAAACTTAGTGCAGACGCTGAATTGTCCAAGATTCAGGCAGCACGTCAAATGTATGGAAATGGATACACCAACAACTGTTGCCCGAACTGTAAAAAGGTCTTACTTGCAAGTGGTTGTCCATGCACTCTTACTGTGGCACAAGCTTCTGCATTGAAAAGTACAATTAACTGGCCTCATACGGCAGATCGTAACGCTTAAACATCTGTCTCTTTTTGTAATCATGTTGACCGTATATACCTACAAAGTCCCAAAACCTTCTGGTTGTTTTGATTTATCGGTTGTTCCATTAGATCAATGGATGGAGACAGTATTAGATTTAGTTTCACATCAGGCATCAGGAACTCTTTGGTTCGGATATTTAGATGGATGGATGTTAACTCCACATGAAGAAGTTGTATTACGAAAAGCAATTCGTAAGTTTCAATGTATTGTTATCTCCCAGTTTCCTCTAGCATTCTCTCAAGCGTGGAAAAATGAAATTGATTATGTGTATACAGATCCACAGTACAATGGAATCTCCAACACTGACAACAATGGTTGTTCTTTACACAATGGGAGTACGACTCAATACGGATGTACTGGCACACACACTTCCACTAACAGACTCAGTGATCAAGGTGGAAAAACAAGGAGTTGTTAAACGTGGTTCATCTAAACGAGATCTTATTAAACGAAGAACTAAAACTACACCTCCAAAGCGAACCACTGGATTTGGACATAATTCAATTACAGTGGTTGTTATGTCCAACGGTGATGGAACCTTTCCTCTCAAAGAAATCACAGTTAAAATCTTTCAGAATGGAGTCTTTCATATCACAGGTGTATTGGATGAAACGTATGACCGTGATGTGACTACTAAGTTGAGAAGTCAAATCATGGAACATTGTTCAGAAGCAATTCTTTCAGGTGAATGGACAGATGCACGTCGTGTAGTACTCATGAACTACAAAACTAAACTAATTGGAACTTCAAATCTTTCAAGAGATACATTGTATGCATAACTTAGGAGTAAAGGTGTTACAACGATTTACGAACCTGCAGTCTATCCTGCAGTTAAAATCTACTTTCCTAACACTAAGTGGATTGCAAAAGTGTTCAGAACAGGGAATATCATTTTGACCGGAATGACAGACGCCTCCGAGTGCGACGCTTTGGTTTCACAACTCTCTGTCGCAATTTCCTAGATCCACCCTTTGTTTCTAGTTTTTCAATGATGTAATCAATTTCTCCTTCATCAAGTTTACATCTCACAGAATTAGTTCGACATTCTCCAAAATCAATCAATCTTGCAACTTCTCCATCAAAGACAACATTCCCTTCATGGATATCCGTGTGGATAATGTTTTTGTTCATGGTTTCTATCTGACCTCTTAATACTTTAAGAGCTTCAACTACTTTAGGAATTAACTCTTGATTTCGCACAACTGTTGGAGTTTCCAAATATCCACGAACAACATCTTGAAGTTTTTCAGGTGTATCAATAACATCATTACTATAAAAGAGTTCAAAGAGCGATTGTCCACCTTTTTTGGAAAATATAGCATAACGTCCATCCTTAAGAATGCATTGAGATTCAGGATAAATCATACCTTCTGGTTTATTCTCGCGTAACTTACCAGTTATAAGCCATTCTCTTCGAGCTTTAAAAGTTACTTCAGGTTCAAATACCTTCATAACGTATCCATCTTTCCATTCGCATCCTTTTGGAAGTTGTCTTTGAATTGGATCAGGTTTACTATATACAACTGCATTGGAACCTTCTCCAATAATAACGCCACCTCTTCGTGTTTTGCGTTTCATTGTATTACATGCAACTAAAGATTAAAGGTAATGGCAGCTCGTGAACTTACTCCTAGAGAAGTAGAAGCAGGAAGACGTGGAATCAATGATGAAGATTTGAGTGCTACTCAAATTCAAGCGTTGGTGCGTACAATGGATGGATCTAAACAAAAATGGTCTCATCTTAAATCCAACAAGATAGAGTATGAAGAGAAACTACAAGATGAAAATAAGGTCTTGTATTTCAACTATCCTTCTTTGTTCCAAATGCATGCAGAGGATAGGTTAGATCAAACCTTCTTTGAAATGCTTACACTCAAGAGAAAGATTGAGAAAGGTGAAATTACTCCTGAACAGGCAACACAGATTGTGGGGGCAAAGTTGTCTCAACGATTTGTTCCTGGACTTGCTCCTCAAGATCAATCACAGGCACCGTCACTGACGTATGAAGAGTACTACAGGCAGACTCGCTAGAGGTCCAAACTTCATGATCCTCTGTGCTTTTGTAGATCAAAAAGAAGTAGGCGCGTAACTGATCCCAAGTACAATCTGACATAGCATAACATCTCATACGACTTAGTTTGAGTGAATCCAAGATTCTACATAAGTCTTCTTTTGTCATTCCATTCTCCAATACTAAAAAGTCATTCTCAGGGTTTGCATAGAGTTCACGAATGGATTCAATGCATTCCATCAAACACTTGTATCCAAGAATACAATACTGCTTTTTATGATTCAGATTGATCAATGAATTACAGTATTTATTTGTGAAGTTTTCACGTTTCCACATAGGAAGTGCCCACCAATTAGGTGTAGGTTCTTCAAATCCATTCCTTTTTCGCATAGCATCATCAATTTTATAGTCTGCATATGCCTGTGGAACAATAAACTGAGGACCGAGACGATTGATTTCTGAATTACGAATGAGTGAAAAGTTATTCCATCCATCGTTCATGTACTGAATATATGCCAATTTATGGACTCGTGCCATTTTGGTCTTCACTGCAGTTCGTAAAAGTAATTCTTGATCATCGCAGATTGGTAAAAACTCAGAATAGTTTCCAAGTTCATGCAATGTTGTTCTTCTCCAAATACGTGGGTGATTAGGAACACCTACAATATGTGAGAGTGTATAGTTATTGATATTGGGGGTTGAAATCACATTCACCCAAGTTCCGTTATGTTTCTGACAGTAATATCCTGCATATCCTAATCCAAAATGATCACCATAGGAATGAGTGTTTCCGTTCTCGTAGAGATGTGCAGTATCCATATAGACAAATCCTACTTCTGGATCCTTCTCAAATACCTTTTCTGCGTCTGAAAGGCAATCTTGAAGAATCTCATCATCGTGATCTAATTCAAGAATGTATTTACCTCTGCAAAGAGATGCTGCTTCATTTTTCACATTACCAATATTTCCACTATTCTCAGATCTACGATAGAGACGAATACGTGAATCTGCCTTTGCAAGAGTTCTCAGAAACTCAAAATGTTTATCGTCTGGAGAATCATCAATCACTACCCATTCCCAATCTTGAAGTGATTGTGCTTTCAAACTGTTATACGGTCGATGAAACTTTGCATACGAATTATAGCAAGTTGTAAACACTGAAAAAATTGGACGAGTGATTGAGTGTGGAAGCAAACAGTTGTGAATGTAGCAGAAATTCACACCTCGATTGAATGCATCCAAATCCTTGATGTTTTCGTAAAAGTGAAGCCATCGTAGACGCATTCGGTTTACCAAATATCCCATACGTCCATAATACTCTGTTTCAGACTTACCATAGGTCACAATCAAATGATAATTTGAATCAAAGAGTTTCAATACTTCATTCGGATCTGAAGTTGGATTAATCGTGCAATTGAGTTTCTCTTCATTTGCAGCTAAAAAGGTATCAATTGCTGCATACGATTCATCACGGAAGAATAGAATGTTTGGATACTTCATACTTCTCTATCTTGGTTTATTCCTTAAATTCCGTTCGCAGTTCCATCAAGAGTTTTCCAGTAACATTCTTTCCAGGCCATTTTGAAGGATCGTTTGCTTTAGCAGTATCTGCAGATGTTCCAATTCCCCAATACTTATCACGTGCAGACGCTTCTCCAACTGGACGTGTTCCAGTCTCTAGTAGTTTAGTCTTCAAATCTGGATGTTGAATGAACTTTGCTTTCAATGCCATTCTCATAATTCCATCTTTCTTTGCAGTCCATTCTTCTTCTACAAAGTCCTTCACTTTCTTACCTAATGCTTTGACTGCTTTAGGGGAAGGCGTTTTCAAGATCTTGTCTGCAGTTGCTCCATCTCCAAACGCTTTTGCTTTGGACCATTGAAAGTAATGTTCAACGGTAGGGAATGTAACTGAATCAATCTGAAAGGGTGCTTCATACATGTTTGATAACACTCTCCATTCACCCTTTCCTTCATCTGCACCTAAGAATAACACTGGTTCATTACCGGGTTCCGCCTTTTTAATGATTCGTTTCTTAACAGGTTTCTTTGCAGGGGTTGCAGGATCAGGTTCACTTCGTTCGTCCTTGGATTCATTGGATTCATTGGATTCCTCCTTGGATTCCTCAATCACAGGAACAGTGACTTCCTGCTTTTCAGTGATTTTGGGTTTATCGGATTTCTTGAATACGAAACTACGATGTAGGAAACTGAATTCTTGATGTTCTTGAGAGAAGACTTGGTTTTGTTGTGCATAATGATCAGAGAACAGTTTGGTCTCAACTAAATCATATCCTGCTTCTTCCAAACGTTGAGTGAGTTTTGCAAAAGGAACCAAGTATTCTTTTTGAGGTTGTTCAAAACTTTCTAGGTGTACTGAGATTGCTTGTCCAAACTCTTCACTCCATCCAACTCCATCATCATATTGCTTCACAAACTCTCCAAAGACCTTCCTGCCTACACGGAACATATGACTCTGTTTTCCTAATAGCAATGCATAGACAGATGCTCCATCCAAACAGGTTCCAAAGAAACTACGCTTACCATGAGTCTCAAGATTGGTTGCAAATGTTTTGAATGTCTCTTCAGATTCACATGCATAATGAATTGCAAATTGACATGATATTACATCAAATTCAGTATGTCCTGCAAACTGTCTCAAATACGGAGTTGTAGGTGGTTGAGTTCCTGCAATAATGTTTGCGTAGACATTGTCACCTTGAAATAGTGGTTGTGTCATGTCGCCTTGAAAGAACAGAACAGGAGGTAATGGATGTTTCATTTGTTCTTTTACGTAACGAACACATGCACCTTGACGTGGAGACATCAGATTTGAGAAAGAGGAATCAATCCCTACGACCAAGGAAGGTTTAGAACGTTTCCATTTCAATAAGTCTCCTCCACGTCCTACTGCGAGTTCAAGTAATGAATCACCAGGTTTGATAGTCGATGTATACAACGCTTCTTTGATACGATTGTGAAATCCGTAGACATCTTTGAGAATACGGTCTCGTGAGTCTAATGTATCACGATAATATAGATCATCTTCAAAGGTTGTGTCTGGTGGATTGGTGACAATGTTGCGAATCATGTCTTCAGTGATTGGAACATGAATGTTCGTCCAAATGGAATCTGCAACAGCAATATCATTTCCAAATTGTGGTTTTCCTAATACTCGGTATTGATAGGTCTTATCATAACGTGTTCGCATAATGACCCAACGACCTTTATCTGTATCATATGCGCATTCAATGATTGTATTGTCTTCAATTCGGTTACCTTCTTGATCTACAGGAATTCCTTTTTCATTCAGAGGAAGTGAAATGATATGTGCATCTGGCGCTTTAGGAACCATAGGTTGAAAGGGTGATGGAATACGATTTTGACCACGATACTCTGTAGGAAGTTCAGGTGGAACATATTCACCTGTCATGGTTTCACAAGGATGTACAACTACATCTGAACCTCGCGAAACATACAAAGTTCCTTTGAGAACACGTTTTTCCAATACAGTGTCAAAACTCTCACCAGGTTTGAATTTGACAAGGAAATCAATACTATTATGTGAAGCAGGTTTCCATTTGTAGACACTAGACCATGTATTTCCTTTTGGACTTGGAACTGACATAGTTTTAGGAGTAAAGACAAGTCCATCAATTGGATATTCAAATTTGGTATCCAAAATTGTTTTAATTGCTTTTTCCATCTCAAGTCCATCACCTGCTAGAAAGAGTTTAGTCTCAACACGAAAGGGTTTGGGTGTTGGTAATGACATGAACTCAGTTGATAATTGACTCACAAACTCACGAGCATGTCCAAGACGAGAAGGTCCATCATCACGAAGCAATGGAAGTCTACGTACATCAGATCCTCTGAATTTGTAGACATCAAAGATGAAGAAGGTATTTCGGTCTGCAAGGTATTCACCATCAACTACATCATTCATATGAATCTTGTCTTTTGCAGTCAACCCTGTCCAAGTCAGAATAGAACTTGGTGTAATTCGCATAACGCGTAGATCACGCATCACAACTAAGAAACATCGTTCACCATCTGCTTTGTTTGTAACCGTGTATCCTGATAGAATATGACTTGCACGTTCTGTTTGAAGATGTTGACGTTCTAAGGTTACTGGACTCAAGAATGGAAGTTTCAAATTTGCAAACTCCATCTTATAACTTTCAATCTCTGAATTGGTCAATAGAAAGGGTGATCCTTGAAATGCAGCCAAGATAGGTGTGATATGTTTAATCATTGATTCAATCATTGCATCCGGTGACTTTGTGCGATCCAAGACTTCCAACTCAAGTTCATAATTGGGTGTCTGTTTCAAGATATCAATAAATGTTTTGGTCTCTTTAGTTTTTGATTTGCTTTGTGAAAAGTCATAGCGAACTAGACCATCAATACTTGTCCAAGATTTGCGATGTAGAATACGAACATGAGACGCTGAATCCATTGGTGCTCCAGAAAAGTCTTTGCGAAGAGACTCTTCATGACGCAATGTAAAGCGAATAGATCCATCAGGTAAATCAATCATATCGGACTTTCCTGTAATAGCAGAGACGACTTCAAAGTAACGGCGTTTTCGTTCAACTTCAAGAGGAACACCTCTAAAACTACCTGTTGTGCATACTTTGTGAATGTTCTCTGCTCCAACAACTACAACTCTCAGACCGTCTGCATATGAAAAGGTAGCGCGATGCTCTTCAACTGGAGGTCCACGTGAATACAATTGAATGGATGCAACAATACGATCCGCTATATCTTTTGTGTGAATTTTGCTAGGAAGAATCTTACATTCAAGTTCTGCATGTGTATCCTTTTTCACTAACGAAGCAAACTCTTTCAGAGTGTTTCGTGCGTTTGGAGGAATAATAGACTCCATTTGCCTTATCTTTAAGAGTGAATGATTTATGTCCATTTTGACAAGGCCTTTGTATAAAGAACTTGTCAGAATAGCAACGGGTTGTTTCGATCAACCGACCTACTGGTTATGAGCCAATCGCGCTTCCTCTGCGCCACGTTGCTTAGGTTACCGGGTTTCATATGCCTTACGTTCAATTGCATCTGATTCCATCCTCTTGTGCTGATCGAGGTAAAAAGCAATCATCTTTTCAATCTCAACAATACATGCATCTGGAAGAACGTCTGACGATACGAGTACACCGGTTTGTGTTTTTGTAAATGTACTTGTATAGTTACCAATAATCTTAAAAATTTGTGCATGTTCATTTGCATCTAGAAGTTCAAGTTGTTCCTTCACCTTTTCCTTCCTGCTTCGATTCATTTGTATTTGGAACAACAGTACGAATCAACTTCTTCCTACGCGATTCACCTGAAGGTTTGGTTTTTTCAACATCTACAGTCACTGTTCTTTGATTTGATTCTTCTTTGGACACAGGAGCAGCAATAACCTGTTGCATCTCAGGTTCAGGATTTTCAGATTGAATTGCTGGACGAATTACTTCTCGTAGTTTTCCAAGAACGATAATCGTCTTATCTCCTTGTTGAAACCGAGTTCCGACTACATCAAATTCAATAGTTTGTCCAACTTCAGCGCCATCAAAGTCTGGATTTCCTATATGCAAATCACGAGGAAGTAATATTTTGATAGGTGAGGTCTCTGCATGAAGACCAATCTTACTCTTTAAGACAACTGGTGCACGAAACACTTGTCCAATATGAGGAAGACAAACATCTGCTTGGAACTTAACACTGTAATCTAATCCGCCTTTCAAGATGTTCGTGCGACCCAGCGAGTAATCAGCAATTGTGATACTACGTGGTTGAACATATCCTTCAGAAAGACAGACACCTTCATATTTGTGACGTAATTGGTCTACTAAACTTGCATGAATATTACGTTGAAGAAATCTGGCATGAATGTGAACTGAACGAGTCAGTTCCCGACGTTCATAAAGTGTCTCCATTATGCCTTCTTGATTCTAGACCGGATACTTTTCGTTTTATGCCAACGAACGCTTTAACTTCTTTTTAACGTCTGGTAAGTTCAAGACTTTGATTTCTTCAGGAGTATACCATACACAATTATGTTGTTCACGTGCAAGAAGTTCAGAATAAGCGCAAAAGTTATCACCAGTTAGTTCCTTTGGTACACCTACTCCATTAACATCTAAAAACTTTACAACTTCCTTCATACGTCCAATTGAATTCTTTCCTGTTTTGCAGACAACTAGACTATTACTTGTGCGAACTGGAACACTCTCTTTATCTTCCGATGGAGTCAATGTAAACAATCCATTAGGTGCCATTGAGGCAATCAGTTTAGTTTTATCCTTGACATAGCGATCCACTAATGACTTTTTCCATTCATTATATCGTGTCAAGTCTTCACCCACTAGTTCCATTTCATCTCCAGTAACCCAAATCTCAGTGTCTGGAAGTTTGAGGCGATCTGAAAATGGTAAGTCAGGATTTGTTTTTAAGTATTCCTTCTTCTCAGCAGGTGTAAAGACATGATCAAAGATATACCCATTTCGTACTTCCTTTGAAAAGCGTGTATCTGCATTTCCAGGGAATTTGAATGCATCGCGTTTAGAATCCAATATATCAGATTTGATTTCTGGTATCTCTTCAACTGGTGGTGCAGAAGGAAGAATAAGTTCAAATGTCTTTGAAGGTTTAGTGGTTCGTTCAATGAGTGTTCGGTTAGGCACGTCTAAAGGTGCTAATGCATATAAATCACCCTTGGATTCAAGAATACTTGGACGACCGAATGAATCAATAAATCGGAACGAACTTGAGATGGCTTGTTGTAAAGTATAGATAACCACCTCACGACTAAATGGACGTAACGCTGTAAATAACTGTTCACGATCCCAAATGGATTTATCAATAAACAACGTACCTACCTTTGCAAGAATCTCATCACGTGAATCTAGATAACTTGAAAGAGGACGAACATGATCTGGATCTGGAACACTAGGTGTAATCTTACACTGTTCAACTTCAGGTGATTCATCAAATGTAGGCGCTAACATTCCTTTGAGTGGATATGAAACCTCTTCATGACCTTCATCACGAATTTGAGGAATGATTAATTCTTTCCAATCGGAAGGAAGTGATAATTGCATAGGACAATCCATTGCGGATTCTGCAATGAGTTTACGAACTTTAGCAATTCGTATTCCTTTCACTTCAACTTTAGTTCGGTAGGTATATTCATCAAACGTTTCACGAGTATCTTCTGTTCGGATAATATGAAGATAGACTGTGCAATTTTGTTCTTTGGGAATCAAATCTTGATGACTGCAAGTTCGTAATGCACGTCCAACAACTTGCTCAATACGACTCATATTCCACCAAGGATCTAAAATATGCACTTGACGAATGAACCTAAAGTCAATACCTTCTGCTGCCAATGGACTTGTGACCACTACTTTGATGTTTTTTCCAGACACGTTGGATCGGTTCTTTACCACGGATAACATTGCAGAAATTTCAGCGTCGGATGCAGTCGATGAAAGCAAGATGTATTTGCCTTTAGGAGGTCCTACATAACTAGATTTAATAAGCAATGTATTCCCTGATTGAGGAGTATATCCATGTTCTTCCAGTGCCATTGCAAATGGAAGTGCACCACGTTCAACATAGTTTGAATAGACAAGACAGACTCCGGATGATTTCTCAATAGATTTTAAGACTGTGACGAATTTAGAAGCGTATTCAGGTAGCAATGCAGGTGTCAAAAAAGGTGTGTCTACATACGAATATTGATTTTTAGTTTGTGTGAAGACTTCCTTGAATTTCTTGTTCTTTGGAAACACGGTTAATGTAGGAGCAATCATTGCTTGACGTTTTGAATCATCTTCTTCATGTTTAGATGAACGAAGAACTTCTTGTTGAAATCCAGTTGCTTGAGATGCAACTAATGTTAAATACTTGATACGCTCTTGATCTGCAATATTCTTTCCATTGAATCCCTTTATTACTGCAGTTGAACATGCAATAATAGGAGGAGGTAGACGGAATGGAAACGTAAATGGACTTTCACCTCGCGCATAGGATACATAATCCTGACACCATTGACGAAACTTTCCTTCCGATTCAACTTTGAGTTCAGCGTCCGTTGTGAAAAAATCAGACGCTTTTAGTGTCTTCTTAAAGGATTGTTTACGATCATTCCATAAAAAGAGATTCATGTAAAAGATGATCTCTTCATAACTGTCAAACATCGGTGTAGCAGTTAACAAAACAACTACAAGTCCATCTGCTACTTTGACTAACTTTTCAAGACCTAATGCAATCTGTGTTTCTTCTGAACGAATGTTATGTGCTTCGTCAATAATCAATAGACGATTGTCAAAGTTTTCATGAACCCATGCTGTATCAATGTCCTTTTCAGTTCCGGTTAGTTTTTCAAGAAGACGAATTCCAAACGATGCATACGCCGTAAACTCGTAGAATTCATCAATGATACGATCTGAAATGGTTTCCAATCGTGACACAATTTCTGGATTTGCCCAGTTTTTGGGTTCTGATTCAATTCGTAGCAACATATCTAGATACCTACGTCCAGTACATTGCTTTGAAGTCAGGGTCTTACTTACCGTATCTAAATTGACACGTGACATATCAAAAATCTGTGTCCTAAAGTTCTCTTGAACTGCACGCGATGCCACGACCATCACCTTCTTATCTTGAAATTCTGGACGTATGATGTATTCTTCCGCAACTTGGATTGCAGAGCACGTTTTACCAACACCTGTGCCGTGAACCATCAATAAATTCCGCGTCGGTGAATCGGGAGACAGAACTCTACGTAAAAACTTCTGTTGAGGTTGAAGAGCAAAAGACGCTGTACACATCTCTGTACGAAGAGTTTGAAGTGCTTCTAAACTTGCAGCAGGCAATGATTGTGTTGTAATTTCTGCCAACTCTGCATGAGTCAAGTTAACCATTACTTTGTTTCCTGATTATTTACTAAAGATGCCTTCCTCACCTCCTGGACCACCGCCTATGCCTGAAAGTAAAGAAACGCCTGACAAGGAGACCAAGGTCGAAATGAGTCCATGGGCAATTGTCTCCCTTGTGTTTGGAATCATTGTAGGAATTGTATGGCATTTAGGTGCCGCAAGTTTGTCCTATGCGAAGTACGGGTCGATCGGTTGGGCGATCCTGGACTTCTTCTTTGCTACATTCTACTATCCATTCTATGCATTAGTTTTGAACACGCCTTCCACTCCTACAACAATGTTAGGAGGTCGTCGTTTTCGTCTTCCTAAACTCTTCTAAAATAATCGCTTTCGTCTAAAAGTCTTACGTTTGCGGTTGCTTCCTACTACAGGTGCATCCACAGCCTTCATAGTTTTAAACATAGTAATAAGATTGTTATCTTCTATATTTTCTTGTTGTTTCTCCATTTCTTGTTCAAATATTTCTTCAAGTTCTTGCATGAACTCTTCATCGTAGTTTACAATCTCGCCATATACACCTGATACATTTCTCTTTACGTAGTAAACAAAATTATCAAATGATTGAAATTTATTTTTTATAATTTGGTATTTCGAGATGATTAGATCAGATGGATTTAAATCAAGTGGTATATCACCTTTAGACAAAGCAAATTCAAAAACCTTAT